GCGTCTGCACTCGCAGCCGAACTCGTGGCAGACATCGTTCGAGTGGAGAGAGCAGTCGGTTTTTCACGTGTGCTTGTGGGGCGATGCCTACTCCGAGATCCGCTCCGGTTCATCCGGTGCGGTCGATCAACTGATTCCGCTCCACCCGTCTCGCATGAAGGTGGAGACGCTGGAGAACGGCTCGCTGCGATACACGTATCGCGAGGCGAAGGGCCGGCAGACGATCTACACCGACGAGCAGATTCTGCACCTACGCGGCCCGAGCGACGATGGCGTGCATGGAATGTCGATCGTGGAGGAGTGCCGGGAGGCGATCGCCCTAGCCCGCGCGTGCGAAATCCACGGGTCGCGGTTCTTCGGTGCCGGTGCCCGCCCCGGGTTCATTCTCAGCACCGACAATCCGCTGAACGCCGACGCTCGCCGCGAACTCGCCGACAACTGGAACCGCAAGCATCGCGGGCCGCAGAACGCCTTTGAGACTGCGGTGCTGACGGGCGGTCTCAAGCCCTACGAAATTCCCTACGCGACGAACACTGATTCGCAGTTCCTCGAGCTGCGGGCGTACCAGTTGGCCGAGATCGCGCGGCTCTTCCGAGTGCCCATGCACCTCCTCGGCGTGATGAACGGCGGGTACGGAAGCATCGAACATGCCGGCCTCGACTTCGTTCAGCACACGATCCTGCCGTGGCTGCGGCGGTTTGAGTCGGCGTTCACGCGCGACTTGATCACTGACGATGAGAAGTATTTCGTTGAGTTCGACGTGCGCGGGCTCTTGCGTGGCGACTCCGCGAGCCGGTCGCAGTATTACCGGGCGATGTGGGACATCGGGGCGCTCAGCACGAACGACATCCTCGAGCTAGAGAATCGCAACCCGGTCGAAGGCGGCGACACGCGATACCGTCCGCTGAATATGGGCACGCTCGGGCAAGACCCGACGGCTGCCGACGTGGCGGCGCAGCAGCAGCCGGGCAGCGGCATCGACGGCCAGGCTGTGGAAGGCGGGATGGCGGCGGCGGATGCGGGGCCGGCTGTTTCGCCAGACGCTAGCCTGACACCGCCCGAAGTGACATCTCTGCTGACGATTACGAAGCAGATCACCGACGGGCTTCTGTCGGTTGATGCAGCCAGGGCGATCATCACTGCCGCCTTCCCCGTGCTCTCTGCGGCCCGCGTCGAGACGATTCTGCAAGGCGTGGCGGTGAAGAAAGAAGAGTCCGCGGAAACGGCTGCACCCGCCCCGGTCGCAGAGGCCGCGAGCAGCGAATCCCGAGCCGCCCCCGGCACCGTGGCCGAAGGCGACTTCGTCTCGTGGGATTCATCCGGCGGCCGCGCTCGTGGGCGGATCGACCACGTGATGGACTACGGCACGCTTGACGTGCCGGGCACCGACTTCACGATCGAGGCGAGCGAGGAAGACCCGGCCGCGCTCATCACGGTGTACGAAGAGGTCAGCGGCGGGTGGCGACCGACCGGGACGCAAGTCGGTCACAAGGTCGCGACGCTCACGAAGATCGACCCGCTGCCCGAGCCGCCGGCGAAGCCGGCACGGAGGCTGCTTCCGGTAGCCAAGCGAGACTGCGGAACCGGGGCTGGCGGATTCAAGCCGGGCAACAAGTGTGCAGGCGAAGGGGGCGGCGGAGCCGACTCTGGGGGCGGTTCATCGGGCGGCGGCGGTGATTCGTCGGGTGGCTCGGGCGGGAGCGTTGAGCAGGCCAAGCCCGGAGACGGCCCACTCGTGAAGGCAGCGAGGGACGAGCACAAGAAGGCTCTCGACAAGGCACGAAAGGATATCGCGAAGGCACAAGAGAAGGCGAGACAGGGGCACCGCGATGCCATGCTCAAGCACTCCGAGGCACGGATGGCACTTGAAGACCATTTAGCGACGGTCAAAAAACTCTCCGACGAGTCCATCTCCGTGCTCAAGGAAGCCGAGGCAGACCCGAGCAACAATGAGAAGTGGAGTCGCGTGGAGAAGGTCAGCAGCGACTTGATGAAGGCACGTCTCGACATCGAGCCGCTTGAGAAAGCCGAAGCAAAAGCGAGAAAGGCAAAAGAGAAGGCGCAGGCCAATAGCCGGAGCGCAGTCGCCAAAGCTCTCGCTAAGGAGTGTGCTTCTGTAGACAAGGAAGACGGCTTCACCGCAGCGGACAGAAAGAGAAGCGTGCAGGCGGTTGAGGAGACGCACGCATCTGGGTCGCAGATAACCTCTTGGGCAACGGAGCAGAATTTGCCAGAGAGTGTCGCTCTGTCGAAACAAGAATACGCCACTGAACAAAGAACGAACGCGCAAGCGTTTCTTCGGTCTGCCGTGAACCCGATGATTCACACCAAGGCACTCGAAGGCCCGATCGAGTACAAAGACGGAGTCCGCGCGAACGCTGCCGGAACTGCGGATGAATACGACTACGGAGTGTCAAGCGACGTTGTAACTCCTGCGAGAAACGAAATGGTTGGGCGCACTCAGTTGGCTCCTGATAGCAGTGCGTCAACCGTTATTCACGAGTTCGGTCATCAGATCGAGCACGGGAATGTCGAGGCTGCAAAGCTATGTCACGACTTCTTGCAGAGCAGGACCGTTGGTCAGCAGTCCGAGTTGTTTTCAGACAAGTTCCCCGGCAGTGGATACGGCTTTGATGAGAAGGGCTCTCCTGACGACTTCGCGAAAGCAGTGCGAGCCGTTGAGAACATTGCGCCAGGAGCAGCCTCGTCATTCGCGGAAAACACCGCGTACTATGCGGGAAAGAAGTACCAAGGGAACGGGGAAAAAAGCGCGTCCGGTTGGACACGTTACGGTGCAACAGAAGTGCTTTCTATCGGGATGGAGTTGTTGGCGAAAGACGCGGTCGCTTTTGCCAACGCCGATCCTGAGTGGTTTGACCTCGTGACCGGCATCACGACAGGCCGCATTTTGTCTCAAACGCGAGCCAAAAGAAGGAGCCGGTAGAGTGTCCTCCGTCACGATCAAATCAGCAGGCGAGCAGTACGAGATCGCACTAGGGCATCCTGTTGCCGCGTCTGGGCCAGACAAGAAGTTTGCTGAAATCATCGCTCGACTCGTCGAAGGTGCGATCGGCGAATACTCGGTCGCCTTCGGAGGCAAGGCGTCTTTTGTAGCGAAGTCGCTCAAGGACACGATCGGTGCCGAGATTGTTTCTGTCGATGAGCCGCCATCCGAGAAAGGCGTTGTCTACTGATGGCGGCTAAGTACGACCACATCGACTTCACACCCCCGGCGGGCGTGCGGTCCGAGGCACAGAAGGGGCTCGATTGGCGAAGCGAGTACGGACGCGGCGGCACGGCAGTCGGCGTTGCCCGCGCGAGAGATCTGAGCAACGGAGTGAACATCAGCCCCGAGACGGCGAAGCGAATGGCGAGCTACTTCGCCCGGCACGAGGTGGACAAGCAGGGCGAAGGGTGGAGCCCCGGACAAGACGGTTTCCCAAGCGCAGGGCGCATCGCGTGGGCTCTCTGGGGCGGCGACCCAGGGCAGGCGTGGGCGAGCAAGTTGACGCGGCAGATCGAGGCGGCAGACGAGAACGCAAGGAGCATGACGATGAACATCGAACGACGGTCGCTGGCGATTGACGAGGTGGAGTCGGCCGTGCCGCTCCTGGCGGTTGAGAGCCGCGCCACCGACGACGGCAGCGAGCGGGAATACATCGTGGGCTACGCGGCGAAGTTCGGCGTCAACTCCCTCGAACTGCAAGGCGAGTTCATCGAGCGGATCGACCCCGGTGCGTTCGGCATCGTCGCCGAGCGGCGCGGGCGGAAGAAGCCGCTCGAAACTCGCGCTCTGTGGAATCACGACCCGAACTACCCGCTCGCCCGCTACCCCGGCACGCTGCGGATGAACGTGGACGAGACGGGGCTGCGGTACGAGTTCCCTGTTCCCGACACGTCCTACGGCCGCGACCTCGCCGCGAACATCGAGGCGGGCATCGTGCGGGGCAGTTCGTTCTCTTTCCAGATCGCCCCGGGCGGCGAGTCGTGGAGTGTCGAAGACGGCCGGTCGATCCGCACGGTGACGAAGATCGACTCGCTGATCGACGTGGGGCCGGTCACGTTTCCGGCGTATCCCGACGCCGACGTGACGGTCGCGAAGCGGTCATACGATTCATGGCGGGCCGCGGAGCAGGAGGTGCGGCGACAGGATGCCGAACGCCTTCAGCGTGTGCGGGCTGCGGCCGGTTCTGTCCGTGATTTTCTGAGGCAGCATGGCCGCTAAGTCAGGCGAGCAGTGCCCGCGGTGCCAAGCCTCGCGGCTCAACGTCGCATCCAGCCAGGCGCGAGGCGAGTACCAGACGCGGTATCTGCGGTGCCCGCGGTGCGGCCACACCGACAAGCACGTCGTGAACGCGGAACACGTGCGCCGCCGGGCGTTTACTGATTAGTAAACGACCCCGCCCCCGAACTGCATGGGTGGGGCACTCGTGCCGTAGTTTCGTTCGTGTGGGCGGCATCGCCGCCGAAACCCGAACAGGAGCGACGCACGTGGACAAGATCAAGAAACTGCTCGACGAACTGGCCTCCGTTGTCGCCGAGATGGAGGCGATGTCCGAGTCGCCCGCCGAGGGCGATGCCTCCGCGATGAGCGAAGAGCAGGAGGCGTCGCTGCGGTCGCTTGAGACCCGTGCCGAGAAGCTCAAGGAGCAGATCGACTTCCTCGAGCGCGTCGCCGCCAAGAACGTCGAACTGCGGGCCGTGCTGGAGCGTGCCGCTCCCGCGAAGGCCGTCGAAACGATCGAAACCCCCGAGACGAAGGAGCCTGCCGTGGAGACCCGTCACTTTGCGATTCCCCGTGCCAACGGCCGGCTCAAGGGTTTCATCGGCGCGAACGCCGAAGAGCGTGCCTACCGTGCCGGAATGCACTTCAAGGGCTACGTGCTCGGTGACGAGGAGGCCCGCCGGTGGTGCCGCGACCACAACGTCGAAAGCCGCGCCCAGGCCGGCGGCATCAGTTCGCTCGGCGGCGTGCTCGTCAGCGATGAGATGTCCAGCGAAATCATCCGGCTCGTCGAGGAGTTCGGAGCGTTCCCCGCGAACGCCCGCCGCGTCTCGATGACCTCCGACACCATGCTGATGGCCCGCCGCACCGGCGGTCTGTCGGCTCGCCCGATCGGAGAGAACGCTGTGCCGGCGACCAGCGACGTGACGTTCGACAACGTGCAGCTCGTCGCGAAGCTCTGGGGCATCGACAACCGCGTCAGCAACTCGCTCCTCGAAGACTCGATAATCGACTTGGCCGACACGATGGCGGTCGAAGTGGCCCAGTCGTTCGCGGAAGCCTTCGACAACGCCGGGTTCATCGGTGACGGAGCCGGGGCGACGTACCACGGCGTCACGGGTGTCGCGACCGCGATCAATGACGGCACGCACACGGCCAGCGTGGTGACGGCCGCCACGAACAATGACGTGTTCGCCGACCTGACGATCGCCGACTTCACGAGCCTGGTCGCGAAGCTCCCGCTCTACGCCCGCCGGAACGCGAAGTTCTACATCAGCCCGGCCGGCTACGGTTCTTCGATGCTGCGTCTGATGACCACGGTGAGTGGCAACAATGCCGCAGACGTGGCCGCGGGTGCCGGCCTCCAGTTCCTCGGCTTCCCGGTCGTGCTGTGCCATCCGCTTCAGTCGGCTCTGACCGGCACGGCGAGCACGATCGCCTGCTTGTTCGGTGATCTCTCCCAGGCTGCCACCTTCGGCGAGCGGCGGGCGATCACGATCAAGACCGACGGCAGCCGGTTCATCGAGTACGACCAGACCTTGACGTTTGCCACCAGCCGCGTCGCGATCGTGGCCCACGACCTGGGCTCGACCACGAAGGCCGGCCCGATCGTCGCCCTCAAGTTTGCCGCCTGACCCTGAATCTAGGAGACCCTGAGAATGCTTCATCTTGCTGCCTCGAAGACCGTCGCCAAGATCGGGACGGGCGACACCACGACCTCGCAGACCGCCACGCACACGATCGACACGCTAGGCCACGCCTACGCATCGATCGACGTGGTGTTCGAGCCGTCCGCGGCCACGACCGACGCGATCTGCACCGCCCTCAAGGTCGAGGAGTCGGACGCCTCCGCGAGCGACTTCGCCAACGTGACTGCATTGGTGGGCGGCGGCACCGGCGGGTTCACGATTCCGACCAGCGGCAGCAAGACGGCCGACTCGAACGTGGTTCGGCTGAACGTCGATCTCCGCGGCCGGAAGCGCTACCTCAAGGTGTCGGCGACTCCGGTTGCCGCGAGCGTGGTGGCGACGGTCGTGCGGCTGGGTCGCAGCGAGGCGGGTGCTTCGGATGCGACCTCGTCTGGCGTGCAGGTGGTGGTCAACTCCTGACGAGTTGACACAGCGTCCAATATGAACGGCTGGCAGGGCATTTCGCTCTGCCAGCCGTTTCTCTTTTGGAACCCTCAATGATCGTTCGCGTTGGCAACACCGAGGCGGATATCCGCGTCGAGGCGATTCTGTCGATGCCTCGGCTTTCGTTCACCGCCAACCATTTCGCCTGGGCTCAGGCGCTCATGCCGCTCGGCATCCGGCCCACAATGGGCACCGGGGCTTTCTGGGACCAAGTAAACACCCGCGTGATGGAGCAGTTCATCGACAAAGCCGAGTATCTGCTGACAATCGACTACGACACGTTTTTTACCAAAGAAGACGTGGAGCATCTGTTCGCCATGGCGATGACGTTTCAGTGCGACGCCGTGACCGGCATCCAGACCAAGCGGGAGGACGGCCGCCCGATGCTGACCTTGAAGGACACGCTCGACACGCCGCCGGCCGGTGGCACCACGACGGTCCCTGCGACCTGGTTCTCCGAGCCGGTGCAGGAGGTGGACTCGGCTCACTTCGGGCTCACTGTGATCTCGACGGCCGCGCTGAAGCGTGCCAAGAAGCCGTGGTTCTGGAGCAAGCCCGGCCCCGACGGCTCGTGGAACGAAGGCCGCATCGATCCCGACATTTACTTCTGGAAGAACTGGCGGGACAGCGGGAACCGCGTTTATATCTCGCCGCGCGTGGTGCTCGGTCACGGCGAGTATGTGGTCACGTGGCCTGGCAAGGATCTCGGCAGGCCGGTTTTCCAGTGGACGACCGAGTTCACGAACACGAGCAAGAAGCCCGAAACTGCATGGAGTGTGCCCCAATAATGAAAATCAAGTTTGCGAAGAACTACTCGACGTATCGCATCGGCGACGTGGTGGATTGTGACCCTGACGTAGCCCAGCGGCTGATCGCCGATGGGCGGGCGATTCCCGACAGGCAGATGGATTTGATCGAGACGGCGGCGATCGACCCTGGCGGCGAGCAGGCGGCGGTGACGCCGAAGCGTCGCGGCCGACTTCCCAAGGTGAGCACAGATGCACTTCCGCAGCGTGACGGTCCAGACGCCGCCGACGGTTGAGCCGGTCTCGCTCGCCGAGGCCAAGGCCCACTGCCGCGTCGATACGATCGACGATGACGCCTACATTGCGTCGCTCATCACGGCCGCCCGGCAGTGGTGCGAAGCGTATATGGACGAAACGCTCCTGCATCAGCAGCTCGTGATGCGGATGGACGGGTTTCCGCCGGAGATCCGCCTGCCCCGCCCGCCGATGGCGACGGCTGGCACCACCACGGTGACCTCGATCACGTACACGCTCAACGAAACGCTGGCGACGGCGACTCTCTCGACGAGCGAGTACCGCGTCGATCGCGAGTCGAAGCCGGGCGTGATTCGCCATACCTACGGCGGCGCGTGGCCTCCGTATCTCGAGGACTACAACGCCGTGAGGGTGACGTGGTGGGCGGGTCGTGGTGCCGACGGCTCGGCCGTGCCGCCCGGCATCCGCAATGCCATCCTCATGCTCGTCAGCCATTTCTACGAACATCGCATGGCAGCCGACGCCACGTCGCTCTCCGAGGTTCCGTTCGGCGTGAAGGCGCTTCTCGACGCCGCCCGCTGGGGATCGTACACGTGATCGACCCTGGCAAACTCCGCGAGCGGATCACGGTGCAGATCGCGAGCGGCACGACCAATGCCCTCGGCGAGACGATCTTGGCGTGGGGTAACTCGTCTTCAGCGTGGGCGAGCGTCGAGGGCGTGTCGGCCCGGGAGACGTTTTCGTTCGGGCAGCAAGCCACATTGGTGACGCACCGTGTGCGGATGCGGTATCTGCCCGGGCTGACGCAGCAGATGCGGTTTTCGTGGCGGTCGCGGACGCTCGATATCGTCTCGCTTCTGGAGCACGGCAACCGGAGCGAACACGAGGCGATCTGCGTGGAGAAAAAGGATGGCTAGACGCATTCCCGCCGATCGCACGGTCGGCATTCGGATCACGATGAACGTGCCGGGGCTGGAGAGAGCCCGGGCGGCGTTTGAGGCGCTGCCGAACAACCTCGCCAGTAAGCACATTGGAGCGGCGCTGAAACGCGCCGCCGAAAATGCCGGCGTAGTTTCGACGCTGAAGCAGAACACTCCGAAAGGAGAGACGGGCAATCTGCGTCGTGCGGCGGCGATCAAGGTGAAGAAGTATCCACGTTCCGGCACCGCTTGGGCGATCGTCGGTTTCAAGAGCGGTCGGAAGATCAACGAGCCCTACGACCCGACGAAACTCGGCTACCACCAGGGGCTCGTCGAGTTCGGCACGAAGGAGCGCTTCCGCAAGTCGCCTGCCGGCCTGCGGGTCTCGACCGGCAAGATGCCGCTCGGCGGTTCCTACGGTCGCGCTCCCGTCCGCAGCACGTGGGAGCAGACCCGCTCCCGCGTCGAAGGGCTGCTCGTGCAGGAACTCACCCGGGCGTTCGACGCCGCCGCCCGTGAATTGGCTGGACAGGTTCGCGCCGCACAGGGGCCGTTCTGATGCCGACCACGCTGAAATCCCCCGAGGCAGTGCTGCGGAATGCCTTGGTAGCGAATGCCGACGTGCAGGCGTTGATCGCCGGGCGGATCTACCCGCTGCGGTATGTCGGCGGCCCGGCAATCCAGTTCCCGCTCCTGCTCTGGCGGCGGGCTCGGATTCTGCGAACGCCGACGCTCACCGGCCCGGGCGGAATGCCGCGGGTGACGATGGAACTCTACGTCTACGCGACCGACTACTACACGGCCCGCGATCTGGCAGACAAGTGCCGCCGCGTTCTGGACGGGTACGCCGGCAGTGTGGAAAATGTGGAGGTACGGCAAGCCACCCTCGAAGACGAAGTTGATGACATCGTCGAGCAGGAGGGGGCCGAGGTGCCGATTTACTCGGTGCGACAAACCTACGACATCTTCTGGGTGGAGAGCTAACGCATGGCAAGCCACGGTCAGGGCACGACGTTCGTCTTCGCTGGCACGACCTACACGGTCACGACGATCACTTACAACATGACGAACGTCGGAGGCGATGACACGATCGACGTGTCGCACCTCGGCCAGTCGGCCGGCTCCTCCGTGCTGACGATGGATCGCCCGCTCGCCGGCTCTGCGACCGACACGGGTCGCGAAGTCACGATGGAGTATTTCGGCACCGCCCCGATCACCGACGGCTCCACCGGCACGCTCACGATCACCGGCGGGCTGTCGCTCTCGGCAGCCGCCACGGTTCAGAGCTCGAGCGTCACGCTCACCGTGAACGACGTGACGAAGGGCCAGGCCACGTTCCGCGTCGCCCGAGTCTAGTTCGCTGCGGAGGCATCCGTGGCGTCCTATTCGACAGGAATCGCGGTCACGTGGAACGGCACGCCGTTCACAGAGGTAGTGAACCTCTCATGGACCTACGGCGGCGGCGCTCCGAAAGGTCGCTCCGTCATCTGGACCGACGAGGCCGGCACGCTGTCGGTCGAGTGCCTGGGCACGGCGAACACGAGCACGGCGAACTACGGCACGCGCGGCACGCTCGTGGTCAGCGGTGGCGGCCAAGCGTTGACAAGTCAGGCAGTATGGGAATCGCTGAGCGTGGCGAATGAAGTGAACGGAGTCACTCGGTTCACCGTCGCGTTCAAACTTTTGGACAACTGAAAATGGCACTGACGAAAGAGCAGATCCTGGCGGCGGACGATCTCGGCCTTCTCGAAGTAAAGGTGAAGGAGTGGGGCGGTTCGGTCTTCATCCGCGTGATGAGCGTGGGCGAGCGCGACTCGTATGAGAACGAGTGGGTGAGAAACAAGGACAAGGGCGTGGACAACTTCCGCACGAAGTTTCTCGCCCGCTGCCTATGCGACGAGAAGGGGGTGCGGCTGTTCAGCGATGCCGAGGTCGAGCAACTGGCGAAGAAGTCGGCCCGTGTGATGAGCCGCGTGTGGCAGAGGGCGATGGAGCACAACGCGCTCACGGACAAGGACGTGGAGGAACTGGCAAAAAACTAGCAATCCGCCCGGCGCGTGTGTTTCTGTTTCGTCTGGCGGGCTACCTGAAGATGACAGTGAAGCAACTCTGCGAGCAGATGGATTCGGTGGAGTTTTCGGAGTGGATGGCGATCCACCGGCACTACCACCCGCTGCCCGACGAGTGGCGACAGACTGGCCTCATGGCAAGTGCGGCGCTCGCGCCGTACTGCCCGCGAGGGCGGACACCGAAGAGCGAGGATTTCGTACCGATCGTGAAGGCACCGCAGCACGAGACGCAGATTTCCGAGGCACTGGCACAGTTGGCGAAAGACCTGGCGGGTGAGTGATGGCGAATACGATCGGCTTGGGCGTGCAGTTCACCGCGTCTGCCTCTGGCATGACGAAAGGGCTGTCGCAGGCAGACCGGCTGCTCCAGAATCTCGGCAAGCAGGCGGCCGGTGCTGCGAGCCTGTTTGATCGGTTCGCATCTGGCAGCGCCGCCGCAGCGGCCGCGCAGCAGCAAGTGGCGACCGACGTGGCGTTCCTCACGTCGGCGTTCAAGACCGGACAGGTGTCAGCCGAGCAGTACGCGCAGGAACTCAAGAACATCACGTCGAGTGCCCAGTCGCAGGCGGCGTTGTTCGCGGAAGGGGCTGCGCTCGCTGAGAGAACAGCGACGGCGGAGGAACGGCGTGCCGCGCAGTTGGCTCGGCTGGATCAGTTGCTAGCCGCCGGTGCGATCAGCCAGGAGACGTATGACCGTGCGGTTGCTGAAGCCAGCGGCGCAAACGAAGAAGCCGCGAGGGCAGAGCAGGAGCGGGCTGCGGCCGTTGCCAGAGCCGCTCAGATCACGCAGCAGAACATCTCTCCGCAGCAGAAGTACGACAAAGTTGTCGAAGAGTTGGACGCTCACCTCGAGGCGGGCCGGATCTCGCAGGAAACCTACAACTCGGCACTGAACAAAGCCGCCAACGATTTCGCAAAGGCGACGATCTCCGCAAACAAATACGATTCCGCCGTCGAATCCGCGGGCGACGGCGGCACGCTGAAGTTCAACGAACTTTCGGGCGTCCTCTCCGCCTTGCCCGGCCCGATCGGCAATGTGGCCGGGCGGCTCTCGGGGCTGTCATCGGCCGGCACAGGGCTGGCGAGGATCTTCGGCGGCGGTGCCGGTCTGTCTGGCGGGCTCTCCGCGATTGGCGCATCGGTGGCGGGGCTCATCAATCCGTTCACGCTCGGCGTCGCGGCGGTGGCGGCGTTTGGTGCTGGGGCGACGGCAGTGGCGCGCGGGCTGATCGAACTGGAAGATCGAGTCGAGAACCTGGGCAACATCGCCGACAAGTTGGGCGTGTCGTTCGAGTTCATCCAGACACTCGAAGAGTCGGCAAACCGCAGCGGCACCAGCATCGACGCCGTGAGCGTGGCGTTCGGCCGGCTGCAGAAATCCGTACTCGGCGTAGACGAGGAGTCGAAGGCGGCGCAGAAGGCGCTCGCGGAGATCGGCGTCACGTCGGAGCAACTGGCGGCGCTCAGCCCGGAGGAGCAGTACCGGCTGATCGGCGACAGCTTGATCGCGATCGAAGACCCAGCGAAGAGAACGGCGACCGCCGTGGCGTTGTTCGGCAGAGCCGGGGCTGATCTGCTGCCGTTCTTCAAGAATCTCCCCGGCGCGGCGAGCGACATCGAGCGGCTCGGAGGGGCTCTATCTGATATCGACCGCGGGCGCATCGACGATTTCGGTGCCGGGCTAGATGCTCTCGGCGTTGCCAGCTCGCGCCTCGGTGAGCTGTTGATCCTGCCATTTGCTGGCCTGGGCGAAGGCATCGCGCAAGGCACGGCCGAGTTCCTGGGCGGCATCAACGCGATCGCCTCCGCAATCGGAGAAATCATCGCGCCGGAGATGGATACTCTCGGCAACCTGTTCCAAGTCATCGGCGAAGTGGCATCCGTTACGGCGCGAGTTATTGCCGGAGCCTTCAATCTGGTTCAGGCGGCGTTGGAGCCGCTTGGCGGCAGCATCCTGCCTGCCGTCGGAGCCGGAATCGCGTTCATCAACCGGGAGATTCTCGTCGGTGCCGTGGCGGGGCTGGCGAGATTCTTTGTTGCAGCCTCGACAGCCGCGATCGCCTACGCCACATCGGCGACAACTGCGGCTGTCTCGACAGCCGCTTTAGGCGTTGCCATTAGAAGCGCCTTAGCGTCCACCGGCATCGGCGTAGTCGTGACCGCCGTAGGACTCGCTGCCGGTGCCTTGCTGGAGTGGGCGGTTGCATCTGACGAGACTTCTAAAAAGGTAGGCGGTGTCGGCACGGCAGCGGAAGCCGCGGCTGAATCCGCTGCCGAGTTTGCAAAGCAGTTGGCAGCGGAGGACGCCGAAAATCTTCAGAGCACGCAGAAAGCAATCGAAGATGTTCAAGGGATGCTCAACAGTGCAGCAGACGAAGCGTTGCAGTTCGGCGAAGCTGGCATTAAGGCTGGCTTTGAGTTCCAGCAGCAGTTGCGTGCTCTTCAAAAGCAGGCAGACGTAGGAATCCTAAACGGCCCGGCTTTGGCGCAGGAAGCTGCAAAGGCGAAGCAGGCGTTCGACGGTCAGATCGCAACGCTGCGTGAGGCTGCAAAGCTCGAAGAAGAGCGGATCGCGCGAGCGGAAAGGGCAACACAGGCGGCGATTGAGGCAGATGAAAAACTCGCCGACGCCTTCATCCAGCAACAGGGCATCGGTGCCCAAGACGAGGCGACCAAGGCCGCCGAAACACTCCTGGCGATCACGCGGCAGATCGACGAAGCGGAGGCGGCGATCGTCGAGGCTCGGGCCGCCGGAGACGCCGCAGCCGAGCAGGCCGCGACCCGGCGGCTCGCCATCCTTGACCAAGCCCAGGCGGCGGCACAGGAGGACGTGCAGTTCGGCTTTACCACTGCCGATGCCGAGCGGGCGATCGCAGACGTGCGGGCCGAGATCGACGACACGTTCTCGTTCGAGAATTTCCAGATCGCCCCCGATGCGTTCTCTGCGGCACAGGAGCAACTCGCAGAACTCGACCAACAGTTGCTCAACAAAAAAATCGACCCGCAGACCTACGAACAGGCCGCAGACGCAATTCGTGCCGGGTTCGAGGACGCTCTGGAAACGGCCGGCAAGATCGCCGATCTCAATGAGCAGTACGCCGAAGAGTACGCGAACATCGAGCGTGAGCGTCTGAACGGTCTGAACACGCTCGGCCCGACGACGATCCAGGCGAATGATATCCGCACGAGCGAGGGTGCGTCGCAGTTCCTGCGGCTCGCGACCGGCCAGCAAGATCCGGCTCTTGAACAGCGGCGGCAGCAGCTCCAGAAACTCGACGAGATCCGCCGTGAGATCAACAAGCTCGGCGGCACCGTCGAAATCGTGGGAGCCGCGTAATGTCAATCATCAACTATCGCGAGGTTCTGCCGCGAACATTCAGCCACAAGTTCGGCGAGTCGCCGACCGCGGAGATAAAGTACGTCGCCACGCTCTCGGCTCCGGTCGCGCACCAGACGCTGATCAACACGATCGGCATCTTCCACGGCACGAGCCATCCCGAGTTCGGCTATCTGCTCTGCACAGAAGGATCGGTTACGGAGCCGGATCGGTATCATGCTGAGATCACGTATCGCTACGAAGTTCCGAAGCAAGGAAAAGAGGACAGCGACCCGAACCCTCTCGCACGGCGTGATGTGTGGTCGTTCTCGACTGGCGGCGCGGCGGTGCCCGCCCTCACGTACTACTACGGCAACGGGAACAATGATCGACGGGTGCTCATCAACAGCGCCGGCGATTTCTTTGAGGGGGCGATGACCGAGGAGGCGGAGGTGCGGGCCTCGATCTCGGGCAACCGCTCTGCGTTTCCGCTTAGCATCGCTGCAGCGGTGACGAACTGCGTGAACTCCGACACGTTCCTCGGGGCGGCAGCACACAGTTGGAAGTGCCAGGGCATCAGCGGGCAGCAGCAAGTCGAGATCGTCAACAGCGTAGAGTTGAAATACTGGAGCGTGACGGTCGAGCTCGTGTACCGGCAGAGCGGATGGAACCTGCTGTTGCCGAACGTGGGGTGGAACTACGTCGAAGGCAACCAGAAAAAACGATGCTATGTCTACGATCAGGAAGGAACGCAGATTGCATCATCGAACGTCATGGCGCTGAACGACAACGGCTCGATCCGGTTTAACGTCGACTGGACCGGCTCCGGTGCCCCGTCGATCCTCACGCGCCGCGTTCATCAAGCAGTCGCGTTCAGCGGGTATTTCGGCACACCGCCGTTCTAAAAGACTCGCCCGTAAAAAAGTAGACTGGAATCATGGCAGAATTCGTCGCACTACCGGGCACGCTCAACGTCCAAATGACGAAGGGGGACGAGTTCAGCATACTCGTCGATCTAGATATCGACGTGACGAATTTCACGTGGGCGGCGATCATCTACGCCGTATCGACTACGTCCACGTTCGCCAACCCCGGCGGCGTTTCGTCGCAGGGCGCGACAGTTGCGGCGTTCACTGTCACGTTCACAAACGTCATGGCCGCCGCCGGCCAGGTGAACCTTTCGCTCACAGAGCAGCAGACTGACGCGCTCGTGCCCGGCACCTCATACCGCTGGTATCTGCGCGGCGTGTCGCCGGCGATGGTGACGCGCACATATCTGAGCGGCTCTTTCACGGTCTACGCACCATGAGCATCAACGTCACAGTCTCGAGCACCGCGGCGGGCGTGAGCGTGAGCGTGAGCGGCGGCATCGGGCCGGCTGGTTTCATCTCGGCTCCCGGCACCACGACCAACGCCTTCGGGACTTTTCAACTCGTGGCCGGCAACGGGATCACGATCTCGACCACGTCCGCACACTTTCAGATCGCGTCCTACGGCACGACCGCCGTATCGAGTTTCGCCCCGGTGCAGTCTGTGGCCGGTCGCACGGGAGCGATCTCGCTGGCTGCGGCTGACGTGAGCGGCTTGGCGGCGGTCGCCACCAGCGGCTCATACACCAGTCTGAACAATCTGCCGACGGCGTTCGCCGCCGCGGTCCACACGCATGACGCTGCCGCCGTGACGAGCGGGACGTTCAGCGTCGCTCGAATCCCGACGATCAGCTACACGGCTCTGAGTGGCGTTCCAGCGACGTTTGCTCCAGAAACCCACACACACTCGACCACCGAGGTGGTCGGGCTGACGGCAAATTTCGCCGCTGCAAATCACACGCACGACTACGCGGCAAGCTCGCACACGCACGACGCCGCCGATGTGACCAGCGGCACATTCAGCGTGGCCCGGATTCCGACGATTTCCTATACGGCTCTGAGCAACGTCCCGTTGACGTTCGCCCCGACGACGCACACCCACTCGACGAGCGACATCGCGGGCTACGCTGGCCTGCCCAGCCAGGCGGGATACACCGGCCCGCTCGTGACCGACGGCACGAATGCCTCATGGACTTCGCGTTACTCGATCGTCGATCCCGTGATCGTCCAAGGTGCGGGCATGACGCTCACCCGCGACACCGCGGCGGGCTCGATCACCGTGGCGTTTGCCGGTGGCACGAGCGGCGTAGTCGTGAGCTCAGCCACGCCGCAGGCGTTGGGCGTGGCTGCCGCCGGCTCGAGCGGCGAAGCTTCGCGGGCGGATCACGTTCACCAAATGCCGTCGGCGGCCGACGTGGGGGCGGCGGCGAGTTCGCACACCCACTCGACCACCGACATCACGGGCTACACGTTGACGAGTGTCAACGGGCTTTCTGGAACGCTGACGCTTGCTGCCGGCGATAACGTGACGGTGAGCACCGCTGGCAGCACGATCACTGTGTCGGCCGCAGCCGGTGGCAGCGGTGGCGGTGGAGCGTCTCGAACAATTGTCTGGCTCTTGAGGTGAGATAAAAAATGGCTGCTCCGAACATCGGCTCTGCAAACTCGACCGTCTACCTCCGCATGGCCTGCGGCCCAGTAGCCACCACCACCGGCACGAACGCCACGCTCATCGTCTCGTGCGCCTCGGCGTCAAGCACCGTGCTCCGCGTGACGAGGCTCGACGTGAACAACATCGACGGAACGAACGCCGCCGACGTGTCAGTGATCCGATTCATCGGCACAAACTCCACCACGATCATCAACACAGTGACCGTGCCGGCCGACGCTTCGCTGCGGGTCTACGACGACTACGCCTCTCTGAGTGTGCCCGAGGGGCACGACATCCGCGTGATCGCGAGCGCCGCCGGCGATCTCACGTTCGACGCGGAGTATCAGGAGTTTGCGTAGGCATGGCTCAAAAGCCTGACGGCAAGCCGGCCGGCACCCAGCGTGTGACGTTCACGAAGCCGGCCGCGGAGCGGATCGCCCGGGTCGTGCGCGAGATTGAGGGCGGGGACCGCGACGGCCTTCCGATCGCATACGGAATGCGAGGCGCGGCGGACTCGAGGAAGGTCTTCCGCGTCTGCACGTTTACCGGCTCGTGGGCGATCGGCGCCACGAAGACGGTGACGTTTCGCGAGGCGACCGCGACGCCGAATACGGTGGCGGCGATGAATCTGTTTTGCGGACTGAACCCGACCGGCTCTTGCGACGTGTCGATCGCAAAGGACGGCACGGCGTGGTATCTCGTGCAGCCGAATGTGACACAGCTGCCGGGGTACTCGGCAAGCGGCACGCAGGTCATGGTCATCGTGTCTGGCAATCTTCGCTTTATCGGGACAACGGCGTGCTGATATGACGCTTGCAACGAAAAGCGGCTCGCTGATCGTCAAGGACGGCAAGCTCGCGGAGAACTGCGGATGCTGCGGTGGGTGGTATTGCTACACAGAGTCTTGCCCGTGCAACTACTCAAAACTGATGCCGCAGTCTTTGCGGGCGACGCTTTCGTTTACGCTGGCGTCAAACATGTACGGAATCGCGCTCGGCAACTTTGTCGGAGCTTTTCTTAGCACTTGGAGAACAACTCCGCAGCAAGCCGCGCAAATAAACGGCACTTACACGCTGACGCGACCAAACCCTTCCGGAGATCCGTGCCGCTATGTGTTCCAAGGCAATAATGTTGATATACGGGTGATCGTTGGCGCTTCCTCTGGTTCATTCAACTACGAGTCGCTAGACGCTGGTTGCTCGGCATCGCAGACAAACGTGCATTTGTCGTGGCTGGGGTTCTCGGTTCCTGCAATGTATCCAGAGGAATACTGGGCAAGCGTTGTCAACAACTTGTGCCCAGGGCATCCCGCATACGTCAACAACGCAGCAACTCGGACATACACTCGGCTACAAACGTCAGTGTTCTGTCCAAATATAGCAAATCAGGCGTGGAATGAAATCTGCAACTGGCAGCCCGCATTCCCTCTTTACAACATAGGCATGCGACTTGATGGGGCTGCTGGTGGCAGGGACACGCCGGCTTGCGTGAGCAAGAATCTGGGAG